TATTTCCTGTAGTTGCTTTAACAAGGATAGCATTGTTTGTTGCATCAGTTAATGCTACATCAACTGTGGCACTCTTTGCTGCGAAAAAATTTGAACCTGCCATATTTTTGTTTTCTTTTAATTATCGAGGGTTTTTAGATTGGAACCCTCAAACCAATGTTCTGTGCTATGACTAGGCAGCACCTGTTGAACCAACGATACCAATGTAGTTAATAGCTCCAAATACTTCTCTGAATTCAGCCTTGTAGATGTAGTTATTGTTTCTTTGATATTCGTAAGATACTAAGTCAGTTGTAATAGCTTGTCTTACCCATCTATTTACACTGTGGTTGCTTGATAATAAGAACCAAGCTGTGTCAGAACCACCTGCTGCTGCTCCTAAGAATGGAGATTGGTAAACTCTAATACCATATTTACTTGAGTAAACATTCATATTATTGTTTGCTGTGTCAGCTAGTAACACACTTTCTACTATTTCACAAGCAGTCTTGAATAATGCTACTGGAACTAGAAGTGCATTTGGAATACATCCTCTAATTGTACCATCTTCAGCTTTTTGTTCCATTAAAGCAACGATTGCTGTATTTAATGAAGTTGTTGATAATGCTGCTGTTAATTTGTTGTCCACTGTTACACCACTAATAGTTGTGTGAGTGTCAGAAATTAAAGTTGCAGAATCTGCTGTGTATGTGCTTGTGAAAGCATTTCTATAAATTTCAAATCCTTTCTTTTCTCTTGTTAGCTTTCCTGTTTCAGCCATATCTCTTACCATCATTTCGTATGTGTTGTGAATATCATCATCGAATAGATTTTTAGAAATATCAACTGATTTAGCAAAGTTTAAAACACTGAAAGTGATTAAGTTAGTTGAACGAGGTGTACCAGATGCTACATCTTCTTCTTCAGCTCTTTCGTCCCAGTATCCTACACCCTTGAAAGTTTCCATAATTACTGCACCTCTGTCGATAGTATTTTGTTTAAATATATCTGATGTTGCAGTTGTTGCTAATCCTGGCTTGTTTTCGAATTGAAACTCTTGCATAAACACTTCGTCTAAACGAGTTTTAATCAAGTTAGGATTAAGATTTCCGCTAAATGTTGCCATATTTTTTTATCTTAATTTATTATCCTTATATTACTTACGCTACTGGTCCTTGAACTGCACTTGGTCTAATAATGAAGTAAACTTCTTGAGTTAATGGGTCACCACCAACTATTTGTAAGCCACTTGTTGCTGTGTCTCCAGCATTTTCATCTACTGTGAAAGTAGTTGAAGTTAAATCGAACAATACTCTGTCATTCTCTAATGCAGCAATTTCAGATGCTGTGTCAAAGTTTGCAGCAGTAGTTGCCTTACAAGCATAAATGATACCAGGTAATGGTTGATATACTTCAACTGTACCTACTGCGGCTGCAGTGTGGGTAGCATCAGATTGAGTTATACCAATAACTTGAGTAGTTGTACCGATTACTGGTTCGTTGTCAGCTAATTGTATTACATCAACTGCACCTGCGGCACTCAACTTAACTGGTTCTCCTGCATATATTGCAGTTGCACTAGCAGCTGTTTGCTTGGTAATAGTTGGAACACTATTGTAAGGGTTGTATTGAATTCTTACGTCTCCTTTTGCCATATTTGTTTTATTTTAATTATCTTTTTACTTGAGTGAAATCAACTGTTTTAGGGTCAATTCCGTGTTTTCTACAAAATGCTATATCAGCTTCGCTTAGAGTAGGAATCTTAGTTGGCTTTTCGTGTATTTGGTTATTACCAACACTTGAATTCTGTATAGAATTTTTTGCCTTAATTGCCTCAACCATTTCTTTTCTTTCTTTTAAGAATTTAGATTGGTTGGCTATTAAGTAAGCCTTATTCAAATCCTCTTTTATCGCTTCTCTTGATAAACCACTTTGCTTGATAGAATTTTCGTAATGTAATTTGATTAACTTCTTCTCATCTTCATTTGAAGATAGGTTAGAAAGTTCTTCGTTAATTACGTCTCCCATCAATTCTTTTACCATCTCTGCTCTTGAGGCAACTAGTGCTTCTTGAACTTTATTGGCAATCTTTGAGTCAATATCTTCCTCAGAATCTACTGTCTCATCTACAAAAGCAAATTCATCCTTAGGTTCTTCTTTCTTAGTCTTAAGCTCAACAATTTTATGCTCAGCTTTTTCTAAGTTGGCAGATACCTTTTCTAATTCTGCTTTGTAATCGACTTCATCCACAGGAGCTTGTGAATTGGTGTCACCATCTGTTTCGACTCCTTTGTTTGTTTCATCAACTGGAGCTTGTTGAATATCTGTTGTCTCAGATTCTGTTTCGACTCCTTTTATGTCTTTAGACATTTTATTAAATAGATATAAGGCCTCTATCTGGCACTTCAGCCTTATGAGCTTTATAGGAAGCAATGCCGACCAAATGCTCCCTATAATGCCCACAAGGGCACTTATTATTTTAAACTTGCTAACTTACTTAACTTCTTTTCAATTAAATCTACAACCAATAAGATAACTTTACCAAATATCATATCATCAATATCTTTTGACTTCTCATACATTGTTTGATTGGCTATTTGTTTAAGCTCTCTTGATATTAATTGCCAGGTATACATCTCTTGTATTACTTTGGCACCATTACATATTTCTTTTACATCTCTGACAGATAATGGTTTCTTACCTAAATAAAGTGTCTGCCCATCGTGATGAAGTATATCCTCATCAGTCACACCATTAAACAGATGTTTCACTAGGTAATTCAGAATCTTTATCTTTATCTTGTTCATTTGCCGTAAAATTTAATTTTAATTCACTCAATGGTCTCTTTATTTGCTCTAATATTATCTTATTATCGATAATTTTTTCTATTGTATCTAAGACCTTTACTGCATCATACACTGAATAATCTTTGAACACATCTAAAGTAAACTCTGTAATATCTCTTTCGTTTTGCTCTTTGATGTTTTCTGTTAAGAGTCCTAATTCATTTACTTTGAATGACGTTCTCTTACTCATAAAGGCGTTATCAATATATCCACATAATGATTGTAAGAATAGTTGTGTCCATCTTACTCCTTTATCTTCACCTTTTTCTTCAATGAGTTTGATTATTCTATTTGCATCATCATTCGCTTTCTTTACTTTCTCCTTTAATTCTGCAAATTCTTTTTCTTGCTCAGCTTTTTGTTCAGGTGTTAATTCTTTTGTTTCTTTAGTTGTGTCGGTTTCGTTTGTCATAGTATTATATTAATTGTTTTTGATTTTCATTTGCTAATGCTTGATTAAGTGGTTTTGGTAACCCGCCTTGTTGAGGCAATCCACTTGTTTGTCCAAGTGTGTCGGCCATATTAGGTTGTTGTATACCACTCTTTATATACTTATCAACGTCATTCTTTGTTTTCTCATAAGAACCAAGAACTAAATCTTTGTATAATTGCTCTTGATTAACAAATGGTAATTGTATTGAACGGTCGAATAATTCTAGATTCAATGCTTTCTTTACATTATCACTCTTTGGTAATACTGTTTCAGTATCAATTCTTACTAAGTATTTCATATTTCTGAATAATTCAGGGTTTACGAATACTAATCTTTGGTCATCTTTTTCCTTATCCATTATTTCAAAGGCGATGTTTAATCTTTCCTCTGGTGTTGATGTTTCAGGAAGATTTGGTTCGAATCTAATTGATTTACTTCTTTGTTTGCCATCGATAGACTTTCCTGGTAAGATAAAGTTCTTATAGTTTAGTGAGTCTGTTATTTCGCTAACCTCGCCTACTGTATAATATTGAACTATATCTCCTATAATTAATCTACCTAAATCTTTTACTAAGAAGCCAATCATTCTCCCAAACAACCCTAACATTATCTTGGCATTTTGTTCTAGCACACTAATTTCATAAGCAGTATTGGTTCCAACAGTTGCTTGACCTTGTTGCATAACATTCATTGAACTCTCTGCCATTGAACTCTCTATCTTCTCCAAAATGTTATATCCAGCGTTTAAATCGCTTCCAACGTCTATCTTTTCTACTTTCGTATCTGGACTAGTAAATGATATAACCTTACCTGGAGTGATGATATTTGAATTAAATGTCTCAGTCCCGTATATAGCAGTTGGTGGCATTTGTTTTAACAATGAACCATCAATAATTGCTTGATATATTGTGTCAATGATATTTTGTTCTGGTTCTAGTTTAGATACCAATGACTTGTAGTAAAAGAATCCAGATGATATTGGTTCGAATCCTGTCTTTGAGAAAGGATATTGCTTATCCACTCTTGGATTAGGAGCATCTGCCTCACTCATAAGAATAGAGTTTACAAATGATAATTGCAAATCATCTTTTCTATTGTAGTAAATTACTTCTTCTACTAATCTGTCACCTTGCGATTCATCATATACATCATAGAACGTGTCACTGCCTTCGTGATAAACTGGTATCACGCCAGGAGTTACATTCTTGAACTTTGGGTTTTCACCATACTTCATTGCTGCAACACTATAATCAATGATTCTTCTTCTGATTAAGAATGGTTGCTTTTGTATATCTCTTTCATATACGTCACTTATGTATAATTCGTTTAAAGGAACTATTGATTGAACTATTCCACTAAATGCTTCATCTAATACTTTCTTCGCATCGTATGAACCATCTTCTTTTACTTGCTTAATCGTTCTAAATATCTCTACGTATTCGTTTTGTATAACTATTGCTGGGTTGATACAGGCACCAATTACGGCGTATAAGAATGTCTCCGCATAATCACTATTATCACAGGCATATTCTAATAAGTCTCTCATTACCTCAGCAGCATCTCTATCTTCTTCTTGGTTCTCATTTTGTGCATAAACAATAGGATATATAACATTACCTGTTAGATGTGCAACGATTGATATAACTTTGTTTCTTGTTATTGGTCTAATTGCATTGCTCTTCCAAGCTAAGTCTGGGTCATCGCTACCACTTGATTGGAATGAATTCCAAGCCTTTTGGTCAAGATTCATTCTTTCGATAAGTGACATATTATTAAACTCCTCATAAGAGGCAGTCATAATTTCATCAGCTATCCCATAATCCTTAATCACCCTACTCAACACATCTTTCTCCTCTTTATTTGGTGTGTATTGAGATGGTGGGTTAATGATTACCCCTGCTTTATCTGTTTTAAGTTCGTATTTCATTTTTTACCTTTTTTTAGACCAGTTGGGTGTATATACACTTACTTGAGGTCCCGTTTTAGTATTCTCTAATATTTGTTGTAGATATGCCATTGAGTCTATTCTGTCATCGTGTTTACCGAATGGGAATAGTAATAATTCATTTTCGTATTCTCTATCGTTTACACTATGGAATATTATCCCATTCTTATACATTGGAATTAATCCTCTAATACGAGTTTCTTTCTCGCCTTTGGCTTTTAATTCAATGACATCGAAATATACTTCCTTTTGCTTCATCGCTTCGTTAAGATACCACATTAAACTCTTTTGATATCCTACACTCTCTATACCTACTTTCATAAATCTATGACCATACTTGGTCTTTAGATTAAATAGGTAATCTATTGTTTGTCCTGGGTCTAATTGACCTGTTAAATCTTCTAACTTATATATGTTGGGACTTCCTTTTGCTTTACCAATTACTTGTATTGAGGTATTGTCAGCGAATTCTTTTTCACTGATAGCTAAATCAACCATTGCATATACATCTAATGAATCTATTGTCTGCTTTGTAATATCATCGTTTGCCCAATATTTAAACCATTCTCTTTTGAATTCTTGTCTATCACTTGGAACTGGGTTTTGTTGATATAAACAAGCCCAATCATATATTCCTATTGTATTCTTAATTGATTGTAAAGCCTTTAAATCATACTTCTCTGGCCATAATGCTTCCCCTTTCTTTCTATATTCCTCATCTTCTTCTGCAATAGCTGGTAAGTTTAGTATCTCCCAATCATCACCTGTCCCCTGAGCTTCTAAAAGGCGTCCTGCAAGGTCATCTAAGTTCCAACGAGTCATAATCAATATAACAGCTCCGTCTTTCTCTAAACGAGTATAGGCAGTGGAAATGTACCAATCCCATACTTTATCCCTCATTGTTTCACTATCTGCTTCTTCTCTATTTTTTACTGGGTCATCGATTAATAAGATGTTTGCTCCTCTACCCGTTAAGGGACCTCCTATACCTGTTGATGTATAACTTCCTCCTTTATTCGTTCTCCACTTTGATTTAGATTGCTCATCGCTTTTTAATCTAACATCAAACATTAATCTATAAACTTCATCATTGACCTTGTCTCTTGTCTTACTACCAAAATCTGTTGCTAAATCTCCTGAATATGATGCTGTAATAATTTCCTTATCTGGATTTCTTCCTAAGTACCAAGCTGGAAAATCTATTGATGCTAATTGACTCTTGCCGTGTCTTGGTGGCATAAATATCATCAGTCTCTTACATTCTCCTCTTTCTACTTTCTCTAATGCTTCTGCAATTAATTCGTGATGAAAGTTTGGCTGATACTTTGGATTTGTTATTATACTAAA